TCTCTTTTGAGTTGCATGAGTCTAGAAGTCATGTCAACTTTAGTTAGTCTACCGTTCATATGAAAAAGGTATCACTGTCATTATTTAGGTGCATAAAAAAAGACCCCCCTGTAGGGAGGTCTTGATTTGTGTATATACAACCTTGATTAAGTAAGGTTTGCAACACGTACACGTCTGTAATACTGGTTGCGACCTGCTGTAAGAGCTTCGGCATCAGGTGTGCCGTTGCTTTGTACAACGAATGGGTTAGCGACCATACCGTATCTAGTCTTGAATCCAATCTTGGGTTGGAAAGTAGATGGGTCAATGCTTCTGAGCATTTGTAGGGGAACGTATGGGCAGTAGAACAGTCCACTGTCATAAGGTGAAGAACCTTTATATCCAACAACATAGTAATGAGTGTTGGAAACGTTAGCAGAATAAGGATCAACAAAGACCTTAATGCGTCCGTTCATTGTACCTACAAGTAGGTTTCCAGTGTCATCAACTTCACCGATGGAAGGTCCACCAGCACCTTGAAGACCTGAAGAGTAGTCAAGAGTACCACTCATAGCTAGAGCACTAGCAACGTCAGCAGATGTGACGATGAAGTTACCCTTTCCTCTACGAGTTTGCTGTGCGATTGCGTTAGCATCTCTCTCGATCTGGAACATAAGTCCCTTAAATTTCTCAACTGACCATCTTCCGTTTGAGTCAACGTCTAGGTCGAATACACCAGCGTTAGCTACGTTATTCTGTGCTCCAGACTTAGCAACTGTATATACAGTTCTAACAACTTCACGGTTAATTTCTGCAAGGATCTCACTAGAAAGTAAGTTAGCAAGTTCCTGCTCTGCATCAAGACCATGAATAGCTTTCAAGTCCTGTGCTAGTTCTAGAGTGTATTCTGCTTTCAAAGCACGAGTCTTTGCAGTAACAGAAGTCTTCTCTATACTGAAGCTCATCTCGTTGAAGAGAGTAGATCCAGATCCTAGAACTTCAGCATCTTCTCTAGCGATATTACCAGCTTGACGCTCGTAGTTAGCAGCAGTTGTACCACCACCAGTAGCATCGTTAAGAAGTCCTGGGTTAGCATCAGTTGTTCCACCGTCTCCAAGAGGAGATACTGGATCGTTGTATGCTGCAGGTCCTTGTGAGTTACCAGAGAAGTTGGTGTCAGGCTCATTGTATAGAGCTTCGCCACCAGCACGTAGTGCAGCACCGTTCTCTTGATAATGACTCTTCATTGCGAAGATAAGTCCTGTTGGACCTGACATTGGTTGAACACCACAGATGTCGTATGCTACCAAGTTTGGCATTGCACGACGAATGAGGTTGATCATCACTGGGTCGAAACCAGCAAGTCCACCAGTTTGTGTGCCTAAACCTGATCCTGAAAGACCAGCAGCACCGATAGCTCCAGAAGTATTGGATGCTTCGTTAATCATTCCACGCTCTTCGCGGATCTGATTTTCTGTATTTTCTAACAGTACAGCAGTAACTGCCTTTCTATAATTGTCTTTGATAGCGGATGCGCCTTCATGACTTAGAACAGGTGACCACTTTTCTGTTAGAGCTTTTGAATTAAACATTTCGTTTATGCTCTTTAAAAAGTTTTATAATTAATCTTATGTATTCCAGCGATTCATTGCGTCAACATAACTTGCCATTGCTGGATTCAAGTCATTGTCAACACCTTCTACTGGAGTTTCATCTGCAACCTCACTTTGAGTTACAGTTCCTTCCTTGAAATAAGACTCCTTGATAGTTTTCACTTTCTTAGAGAATTCTTCCTCGGTAGTAAACTCAACGCCCTCAGCGAGTGCAGCGAGTTTGTCCTTCTGAGTATCTGCCAATCCTTCTGAAACATTTTTCAGAATAACAGTTTTTGCAGATTCGTTAAGACGAGTTTGTAATTTCACATTAGCTTTGACCTGTTCGTCAAGGCGTGTTTCCATTTCACGAATAGAGTCAGCCATACCTTCTACCACCTCGACTTTATCGTCAGGGATAGAGATGTAGTGCTCCTCAAAGAGACCCTTCAGACCTGCAATGAAGTCTTCTGTAATCTCATTTCTTATTCCACGGTCCACAGCAACTTGGTTTTGCTCCATCCATGTACCGATGGCGTAGTTAACTGTGCCATTAACTTCTTCTGAAAGTTCTGCTTTAGCAGCAGTGAGCTTCTCTTCGTGCTCTTTGGCAAAGTGTTCTACAAGCTTTAAATACTCTTCATTAAGTTTTGCTTTGATAGCAGCTTCAAAGATAGTCTTTGCTTTCTCAGCAAACTCTTTTGAGAGTTCTGTGCCCTCTACTAGGGCAGCAACGTCAGCGGAAACGTCGAGTTCCTCAAACGAAGGTTTGATTGGATATGTTACATCAGGACCAGTTCCAGTCGCATATGCAGCATCAGCACCAACAGTAGGTTGTGTACCCTGATCGCCAGCATCTTTAATGCTAGAAGTCTGGGCAGATCCATCGCTCTGTGCTGCCTTGTCTCCTACTGGAGCGGCTGCCTTAGCACCTGGATTATCTACTCCATCATCATCGTCCTTATTAGGAGCAGTTGATGTACCACCAAGATCAGTTACTGACTGACCTGCTGGAGCAGCAGATGGTTCTACTTTTGGTTGAGGATCCTTGCCGCCAGAACCAGTCTGAACGTCAGAGACCTGAGTGGGTTCACTACCAGTTCCAGGGATGACTGTTGCAGATACAGTTGGCATAGGGTCAGCCGCGTTCTCCACAATCACCTTTTTTTCGGTAACTAATTCCTCAAACTTTTCATTTAGCTTGTCTGACATTTGAGTTTTCCTCGTAATTTCCGTATAATTAGTATAAGTTTATTTATAGTATCAAAGATTTGAGAGGAAATGCTCAAAAACTTTGAGCGTCTTCTCTTCCATGGTGCGGCGATTTGCACCTTCCATGTACCTTTGGTATTTAGCAACTTCTTTTTCTTTTAAAAGACCGTTGTCCCACACCCATTCTTTGCCTTCCATGATTCCATTCACGAATGCATCGGGTGCAGATGGATCTGCCACAATATCTGCAGCAGTTGTAAGCATGAAGTCATCTGCAACAACATTGCAGTCTTCACTCTTTTGAATACTTCCCATACCACGAGAAGAAACGCCTAACTGAACTCCTTCGCCAAGTAAATTCTTAGCTATGTTACCCATAGGTGTATCAAGGATCTGTGCTTTACCAACAAAGTTATTGCCTTCTGCACGGAGACTTGTTATTCTATGAGAAACTCTATCAAGATTGATAGTAGGACCATCAGGATGACCGAGTTCACCTAAAGCACGTTTTGATTTAATGTACTCCTCATTGTATCTTCCAACTTCACGTTCGAGGACACTAAATGGATACATACGACCATTTCGATTTTTTAATTCAGATTGTAAAAATACTCCCTCAATATAAAGAAGTTTCTTTCCGTTCTTTTCCTCAGTAAGGATTTGAACGTTTTCAATCTGTTCCGTTATCAGTTTCATCTTTAGGTTCTTCCGTCTTAGTTGGTTCATCAAAATATGTATTTGCTACCACCTTTTTGTAATCTGCCATTGCTTGTGAAGCTTTGCCAAATAACATGTCGTGGACTGCATCAATAGCAGTTGCTCTTTGATTATCATTGATCTTTCCAATGATATCTACAGCACCTACTTCGGTATCAACTTCAGTTTTTTCAGACATAATATTAGTTCAGTATATATTATTTATTATTTGTAGAAGGTTTAGGTGCGGATTTCGCTCTCTTGAGGTCTCTAGCTAGCGCATCATCAGCAGCTTTTGCTTCTCTTTCTGCAGCATCATTTGCCTGCATATCTTGTATTTCAGGAGCAAGTGCCTGATTTGTTCTATCCATATTATCAAGAACATTAACTTCTACTGGATCGATAGCGAGACCAGTGTCAATGTCTGATTTCATCTGCTTATCAATCTCACGCATGTCCTTATCAGTTTGTCCGAGAATATTCTTTCTGATAAATTCTGTTGAGAAATACTTTCCAACAAAAGGATCCATTTGAGTAACACTCATCATCCTCTGATTCATCATTTCAATTTCTTTAAGTTCGTTAAAATGATTATCAAACAAGAAGTCAAACTGAATATGCTCCTTCATATCACTCCAATCTTCAGGAGAAATTACTCCTTTAAGAATGAGTTGAGTTTTGAGCATGTCGTGGAACATTTCGCCAAATCTTTTACGTAAACGTCCAATGAACTTAGTAAACTTAAGTTCGTCACGGAGGACTTCAGTGGTTTTACCGAGGTTAAATCCTTTGTTGTCGTCTGTGAGACGGGATGGAGGAAGATTGAGGCTGTTATAAAGCTTCTTCTTAAAATA